GCAACTTGCGAGGCGGTGAAAATAGTTGACGCGCCAAGTTTTTGGGCGTTTTCTTTTAGTTTGTTAAATTCCTCGGAACTTGCACCCGAAACCGCCTTCACCTTCGACATTTGTTGTTCGAACCCCGTGAACACGGCAACCGACAATGTGGCGATGGCGGCTACTGGCGCCGTGAATGATTTTGTTAACCCTTTACCGACGGATTCAAATTTGCGCCCCGTTTGGTCGAGCGCCCTTTCCGCTTTGTTCAGTCCACCGATCAGCGGCGCAATGTTTGCGAAAAACCTTAAATTGATTGAACTTAAATTCATGACTTGCCAAACCTTTGATTGTGTGCGTCTATGACCTCGCCACGCGTCCAAACGTGTTTCGGGCCTTGACGTTTATTTTCCCACGGGAACCGAATTAAATCGGTCGGCTTCAAACGTTTCTTCGTATGTGGCGCTATATTGACCGACGCAATCCATCGCGCCCGTTCCCACTCGGCGCGATATTGTTGTTCCAACTTTTCGGAATAACCCCTCGAGGTATTTGAAAACTCTCGCGGCGTCATCCCGTAAAATCGCGACGGCGATAAACCTATTTGACCAAACGCGTACGCTTCAAGTGAATCCCAAGTGGGCAGTTCAAAATCGCCGTTGCCGTCGATGCTTTGGCCGGTTATTTTTTTTCTTCGTCTGAATTGAATTGACGGCCGAAAATTTCGAACGACTTTTCCAAAATTGACGAATCGTCGTCCAGCAAATCGGCCACGTCCTCAATCGCCATTTTGAATGGCATTTTGTCTTTTCGTGCGCCGTCTTTGAATCCGCACCAAACCAGCGTGATTGCTTGGTCGAGTGTTATGTCATTTTGTAAAGACGTTAAAGCCGCGAGCGGCATTCCCGTTGCGCGTGAAAATTCACGCAATGCGTTAAATCCGAATCGTACGGGAAAACGCTTATTGTTTGTTTCGAGGTATTCAATCATAAAAGTAAAAAAATGGGGACGTTGCCGCCCCCGTTAATTGTTAGGAGTTTGTTGCTTCGGTCAACGCTCCAGTTCCCTCGAAAGAGAAAGAGAATGTTGCGTTGTCTTCAACTCCCGCCTCTTGGTCGAGTGACGTGATAAATCCGCGGCCGGAATAACTTTTTTCATCGGCCGTTACTGAACCAAATTTGACGTACAAATTGGTTCGGTTGTTCCAGTATCCAAATATGTCAGAATATCCGTCGGCACCCGATAAGGAGTACACGACCAATCCGTCGCCGGCTAAGGACCAAGAGCGTTGACCGCCCAAAAGTTCGCGGAATCCCGAGGAATCTTTGTTTGATGTATCGCGCGTTTCCATTGATATTGACAAACTCGCGTTTGTCATACGGCCTACTTCGTCGTAGGTCGAGCCGTCCGTACTGAATTGAATCAATACGTCGGTTGCGTTCATGATGCTTGTTGCTGCTGCCATGATATTTTATTTTTTAAGGGGTTTATTTTCGATGGGTGCGTCGGCTTCGTCCTTTGCGACGAATCCGGCGGCTTTGAGTTGCTCGGCCGTATGGTTTGGAACCATAACAAACGAACCTTTGGTGATTACGCGCTCGCGCATAACTTCCCAATCTTTTTTCAGTTGTACTTTTATCATAATTTGATGATTCTAAAAATTAGGTCAACTTGTTTGGCGAAAAATCGTTCGTCGTCTGAAAACAAATCTCGTTCCCCGTCAAATTTACAACTTTGAACGGCGACATCCAAAATTATTTCGCGCATTCGAACAAACGCCGAACGCACGTCATCGACACCAGTTGCCGTGTCTGAATAGTTAGTCGAAACCAACGTGATCCGCACGTCGATTTCGTCAATGTGCGAATCCGAATCCTTCGACCGCGTGGGTGAATTGTTGATCACCTCGTAGATTGCATACGGCGTGGTTTGGCCTTGGGCGCCGACGGATGGAAACACGCGGCCGGCGAACAACGCCGCGAGGTTCGTGTCGGTTGTGAACTTGGATTTTATGACCTTACCAATCATTTGACGGAGTTGTTGAATTCCTTTTCAATGTATTTTCCCGCGTCCATGGTAAATTTAGCCATGACCAACCCCGTGGTTCGGGCCTTGGCGCGTTCCGCAAACCCGCGGTTTTTGCCGCCGTAGTTGCCCGACGAAATGTTTCCGTAGTTAATGAAGTGCGCGAACCATCCGCCCTTTTCGGGGTCTTTGAATGAACCCTTCACGCGTGGGCCGACCCAGTAGGCGGAAAACAAACGCGGGTTGTTCACCTTTGATTTTCCGATACCAATGGATTTCGCTAATGTTCCGGGTTTGATTTCAGCATACACACCGCCGTTGCGGTACACCTTGAACGTTTCGCTCGCGTCTTTTATTTCGGCCTTCATTGCGTCCTGCGTCAACTTCATTGCCGAACGTTGCATTTTACCGAGTTCACGCGCGTCGATTGCGTGTGAAAACTTTTTAAGTTCACGCATCACGCGCACGAAATCCGCTTTCGTTTGCTCGTTTTCAATACCGATTCCCTCACTGGCCATTGTCCGACAATTTAGTGTGAATCTTCATTGTATGTTCGCGAGCGTCGTCCGAAATAATGGATTCGATTTCGTAAATTTTTGAGCGGTATGAAATCCGCATTTTTTCGTTGATGTCGCTGCGCCAGCGGATCAAGAATTGAACTTTTCGTTCGGCGATAAGTTGGTATGACATTTCACCCTCGACGCCCGACTTTTCTTCGACCTTCGCCCATACGGCCGCAAGGGTCGAAAACGTTTGAACGCGTTGACCAAATGTGTCAACGGCTTCGCTCACGTTTTGAATCACGATGCGCTGGTCGAAATCGCCGGGGTTCATCGCTTAAAATATGAAAACTCGGTACGGGTTCCAAAGATATTCCGACGCCGTAGGCAACCGCTTCACGGAATCCGTGCGGTTTTCGTACATGTCGGCAACGACCAAAAGCATTCCTTGTTTGAGTGCCGCCGGAACGGCTGCGGCGTTTGCGTAACCCGCAACGTAGCGGATGAATACGGCGTTGATTGTTTCGTATGTTCCAAACCAACCCGCGTCGGGTGAAATACGGGCGGGTTTGGAAAACAAATCGACTTTGTAGTCGGCGGCGTCCGCCGTGATGGTTGTTTCGTTTCCATCGATATATTTGACGTATGTCACGGCCGTAACTGGCGAGCGCGACAAATGTATTTCGTCTTTGTAGGTTCCCGAATACGTCGGGAAGTCGTCGAAGTATTCTTCGAACGTGGTCGGCATCAGCGCCAACCGAGTGAATGATTCGCACAATTCACGGGCCGCGGTGATAAAAATCTCCAACGTGATGTCGTCTTCGGCGTGATCAACTCGCAAAAATTCCTTCACGTTGGCCAATGTTAATGGTTCCGACGCGGGAGGCGTGACAATTTGTATTGTTTTTTGCGTGATCATTTGATTTTTATCTTTTTTGAGCTTTTGTTTTTGGAACTGCGCGTTCAGCGCGTTGGTCAACGGGCTTGGCGATTACCTCGGCCAAACCCGCGACAACGTACTCCATCGCCGCTTCGGCGGTAAGGGCATGCACTTCGCCTACGCGATATGCAAACCCGTTACCAACTAAAGTTTTAATGAATCGAATTTCCATCAATTAGGTTTTCATAGTGATGAACTTGATAGCGCTGGTGTCGATTGCACCCGCGTCGGAACGCTTGTAAGCAATGTAACCAACCAAAAGAGCATCGGCGAAACGCTCGTTCAAACGAAGCATTTGAACGCCTCCAGCGTTACGAACAACATATTTGCTGAAGTCAGCGGCAACCAACACCTTTTTGGTGGCGGCGATTGCATCCATGTTGTTGTTAACGTAGAAGGGAACTCCGAACACGCGGTCGGGTTCGCCTATGGCCATTCCCGGAATAAACACGGGAAAGTCGTTTGAAGAACCAACACCAAGTTTGCGAATCGCGGCGGCCGTAGTGTCGGCACCCATCAAAGCAAATTTAGGTGAGTTGCGGTATGACTTGTCGATGCTATGAATCAAAGTCAAGATTTCGTCGGCCGTGATTGCGGTTGTGCTTGCGGTAGTCAATGCACTTGAACCAGCGGTGATCAAACCTTGTGGTTGGCTTGAGCCGGTACCAGTTGTGAAGTGTGCGTTTTGACCGCGTGCGATACGCTCGCCAAGAGTGTTCACAAGGAATTCGTCAAGGTTAAACGCCGCGTCTTGCAAAAGTTGGTAAGAAACCTTAACAATTTTTGAAGAATAAGTGTAGGCACCGAGGTTTAGGGCGGCGAATGTCATATCGGAAACGGTGTCGGCGGAACCTTCAGACAAAATAGCACCGACAACGCTGGTATCGTCCACCTTCGGGTAAGGCAAAGTAGCTCCGCTTGTGGTGTTTAGAACTTGGGCAAGACCCTCAATTGCGCCGGTGAAATTGCTCGCAACGTTAAGGATGTTCGAGAAATCTTCGGGAACCAAGAATCCACCGAGTGAATCGGTAGTCGTGATTTGAGAATCGGTACCGCGCATTTCAACCAAAGAACGTTCTTCGGCGTTTAGGCCGCCCATTCCGTTGCGCAGGTATTTTGAAAATGCAGCGTGCTTAGTGATTTCCTTCTGTTCGGCGCGGGCTTCGCGGCCGGAGGCAATCTCTTTTTTCATTTGCTCGGCGCGTTCGATTTTTTCAACGCTATCGCCATAGGCACGAACGTCGGTTTCGATTGCATCGAACTTTTGATTTTCCTCGGCGTTCAGCGAACGGCCTTCGGTTTGTGCGGCGGAAACAAGATTGTTCATCTCGTTAACCAACGCGGCGCGTTTTTCGCGCAGTTGAATTGAATTCATGGTTTTATGAATTTAGGTTAATTATTCGTAAGAGTAAAGAGCGCAAATTTGGCCGTTCGACCTTGTTCACGTTTTCGATTTCCGAACCAACTGGTTCGGCGTCGGCAACCAAGGTTTGAACCTCGGCGTCGGTGTTTAGCGCACGCGTCACAAGTTGTGACGTGGCGGCGGGGTATGCAGGAATCACG